GGTTACACTGTATAATTAAATAGTGATGGGCATTAACTCAGTTGGCAGAGTGTTCGACTGTTAATCGAAATGTCCCTGGTTCGAACCCAGGATGCCCAGCAAAGATTCTGTAACTCAGTTGGTTAGAGTGCCACCCTGTCACGGTGGAAGTCGCCAGTTCAAGTCTGGTCAGAGTCGCAACGCCACCTTAACTCAGCGGTAGAGTGCCATACTTGTAATATGGAGGTCAACAGTTCGAATCTGTTAGGTGGCTCCAAAGTCAATGGTATAATAGAAATACTATGACCCAAATCATAGAATACATCTTGAAAGGAAGTATTAATATGACAGAAAAAGTTGCAATTTATGTAGAACCATTCCCAAAGAATAAGCGTGGAGATGGATTTAAGAACATGGCATCATACAGAACTAACCCACACCGTGGCGTAGACTGGTCCGTTGCTGGCGGTAGCAAGATTAAGGCTATCACAGGAGGAACAGTAATGGAAGTAGGAGAGACAAAGGTGCTAGGACACTATCTAGTTCAGTCAACATATGACGGTCACTTCATCCTTTACGCACACTTCCAGGTTCCATCAACACTCGCCAAGGGTGACAAGGTTGAGGCTGGAAAGACAGTAGTTGGCTTAGTGGGAACAACTGGTACCGCAAGTACTGGAAATCACCTCCACGTCACATACGGTGTTAAGCAAAATCTTATCACTGCTGGTATTCCTGACCTGCGTGACTTGTTTGCAGTTCTTGATGCAGCACCTAAGAAGTCTGTTGCAGCCAAGGTTGTTACAGCAGTAAAGAAAGTTGTTCCTACCAAAAAAGCGTAGGCAACAAGGAGTAGATTATGCCAACATATAATTTTAAATGCCCAGGCTGTGAAAAAACAGCACAAGAGGTGAGGACTTTTGACGATGCTGATAAAGAATTACTTTGTGATGATTGTAATATAGCAATGCACAAGGTATACTCAGTAGGAGCAATTAAATTTAACGGTGGAGGATTTTACTCAAATGACAAATAGTCTAATAGAACAAATAGATAAAAAGTGGACACTAGACGCATCGCATCGTTGCGATGTTTGTGGTTCACAGGCTTATGTTCAAACTATTGGAACATCAGGGGATTTGCTTTTCTGTGCCCATCACTATCAGGGTATTCTTGGTAATGAAAAAGCACAGGAAGCAATGACCCAGTTCGCCTACCAAATTATTGATGAGCGTAGGCAGTTGGAGGAATAATGATTATAGAATATTTTTTGGGTTCTCTAGTAACCCTAATATCTATCATTATGTTTAATAAGTTTACTAACAAACTTACACAATCAGATATTCCAATTCCAAGATTTTCTCAAAGCAGTAAGGTTGATTTGATTAGAAAATATTTAGAACAGCCAATTGTTTCAAAGCCTCAAAAGAAAACTCAATCCACAGAGGACATGAAGAAAAATTCTAAGAAGGCATTTTTTATAGGTAAAGATGTTTACTGGATTGAAGATGGATTCTTGCAGACAGCAAAAATATTTGATAATCAGATTGATGAAACTACTAAGAAAAAGGTTGACACACATAGCCTTGATAAGGTAGAATTAGATAAGATGATTTTTATCGTTGACAAACTAACAGAAGGAAATAAAGATGATAGTGGGAATTCAGGGAAGTAAGACTTTCAGTGACTACAATGTATTCTTGAGAGCAATGGGCGTAGCATTATCTAGCCTAGATGCAGAGGATACAGAGATACTTGTTGCGTCTGCTGGACCAATCAATATCAATAATATGGCTATGGAGTTTGTGAACATATCTGAGCGTAGCCTAAAGGCTCGTGGTATTAGGATTAAACTAATTAAGATTCCACCAAGTTGGATTAAAGATAATATCCATAGTATTGGATACCTTGCTTATTTTAGCAAACCAAAAGAACCAGTGTCTGACTTGGTAGACCTGGCAGAAGCAAAAGATATCGAAGTCGGAGTATATCGTTACTAGTAAAGGAGTGATTATGTTAATTCAATCACTAGAGAAAATGGAAACAATTGTAGAAAACAATAAGTTTCTATCGTGGGATGGCTGGACAGTTGTAGAACTGAAAAAGTCTGCTATGGCATGGATGAAACCAAATGCCAAGTTTATCAATAACGAATGGTATATCGCTAATCGTTTTGATGCGAATACTGATGGCTGGAATATACCTGCTGGTTTGGTAAAGAAGAATGTCAAATGATAAATGGAAAGACGAAGCAATATGTAGCGGAGACGATGTTAATTTATTCTTTGACACATATGAAGAAGATGTTGAAGTAAGGAAAGAAATAGATTCTCTTTGCTCTATCTGTCCAGTTGCTAGAACTTGTTTTGCTGTTGGGGTATCTCAAAAAGCAGTAGGTGTCTGGGGTGGTGTATACTTAGATAGAGGTAAGATATCTAGAGAGTTCAACAAACACAAAACAAAACAAGACTGGGGAGACACCTGGCAAAACTTAACAATAGATAAGGAGTATTAAATGTATACAGCAGAAATGGCTACAGCATTTAAAGCAATAGTTCCACCAAAGAATTTTGGTGTTGTTCTTTTAGAGAACGAGGACTTTATTACAATTCAGATTGACCCAAAAGAACTGTTAGCAGTTCCAGAAGAAGACCTAGAAGCCGCAGTTAAATACATTAATGATGTAAAATCTACGCTAGAAAACTTGGGAGCAATCGTAATGATTCTAAGAGAAGCACTGGAAGAGTAAAATGGATTTATTAAACTTAGCATTGTTTGGCACTGCAATCTCTATAATCTTTATTTTGCTGTATGTGATTGTTAAATCAAACATTCAGAAGAAAAAGATTTTATCTTTATATATTCAGTCAGAGATGCACAAGCACATGCTTGGACAGAAGATAGAAGAGTTGCAAAAAGAACTTTCTACAAAAGAACTTTCTGAAACAGATGGATTTGTTAGGTTTATCTCACAATCTCGTGACTGGGCGTTCCAGTATATTGAAGAAGTGCAGACAGCCCTATCTGAATTTGACAAGACTGTAGACCCTCTATTGAAGTGGGCTATGAGGTTTGGCATATTGAATGGCGAAACTGCTCACACCAAAATATTATCAGAAATTTCCGAGGCATATGACAAACTAAAATCTGTCTTGCCAGAGAATACAGAAACGCCTAATAACTAGGCACTAAACAAGGAGAAATAAAATGGATGCAAAACTAAAGGCACTTGCTGCCTCATATGGAAGAAGCGTACTTGGTGCGGCTTCTGCACTCTATCTAGCAGGGGTAACTGACCCACTAGACCTAGCGTGGTCATTGGTTGCTGCAGTATTGCCAGTTGCTCTAAGATACATCAACCCGAAGGACCCTGCTTTTGGCATTGTTCCAAAGGAAGCAGATATCAAGGAAGCACTTGCAAAGGCAACACCAAAGAAGGCACCAGTTAAGAAGACTGTAACAGTTAAGAAGACCGTTACAAAGAAGTAATCTTAACAAGCATTGAAGGATAGGTTGCAAAGCCTATCCTTTTTTGCTATAATAAATATGTACCTGCCAATTGGGGGTACAAAAATAACTCGCTTAAAAGGAGATGATACAAATGGTAATCTATACAGACCCATTCGCAACACTTAGTCAGGAATTTGATAAGATGTTTGCACAACCAAACAGGGCTACATACCCACCCTACAACGTAATCCACTCAAAGGAAAAGAACGAATGGTATCTTGAATTCGCTCTAGCAGGATTTGAGAAGGATGACGTAACCATCACAACAGACAAGAACATTCTAACTGTTGCTGGTGAAACGAAAGAAGACAAAGAACTACCAGAAGATATCCGCTATGTTTACAAGGGTATTGCTGGTCGTAAATTCACTCGTTCTTTTACTCTACCAGAATATGCTGAAGTCGCTAAGGCTGAACTGAAGCACGGTATTCTGACTATTGATTTAGTTATCAATGTTCCAGAGGAAAAGAAACCTAAGACTATTACTATTAAGTAAGTCGGAAGTCCTGGGTATGACTAAAACTGCCTACCTAATACATGTGGTATAATGTTTAGATGAAATACTTTACAAATCAAAAGGAGATGAATCGCTAATGCCATATGCAGTAGGTTCTAAAGGTTCAAATGGGTGCTCAGGGTATCCAGTAGTAAAAGAAGGCGGAGAAGTTATGGGTTGCCACATGACACAGGAAGCCGCAGTTAATCAGGTTCAGGCTCTATATGCTGCTGAAGCAGACAAGGCAGACACAGGCGTAAACCCATCATCCACAGCAAATCCTAAGTATCCAAACGTTGGAGTAAAGACACCAACATCTATGCGTGGTGGAAAGAAAGTTAAACTTCGTAAGCCAAGACTACAAGGTGGCAATGGTGCAGATGCATCTGGTGCTTTCTCTAGCGGTGGCACATCAATCAGTGCTATGTATAAGCAAGGCGGAGAAATCATGGAGGGTTGCTATGTAATGGGCATGACCACAGAGGGAATGGTTCACGGAATGGTAGAGCACATTATGACTGAGGGTGGCGTGTATGGTGTTCCTGGAACAGAGTATGCTATTCAATCAATGCCACCAGAGAATCCAGCAATGGCTGTTAGAATTTATGAAGAAGACGAAGATGAACCAGGAACTTGGGAGCCAACTGCATACAGCATTGGCATGATGTACAAGGATGCGATATACCTAGAGACTCTGGATGGTCACACAATGGATGGAGAAGACGAAGACGAGATGGAATATGAGGGTGTAGAAAAGGCAGAGGGGTATACTCCTACTGCTGGAATGAAATCTGCTGCTGCTCGTGCTATCCGTTGGAAAGAAGAAGGCAAGGCTACAGGTGCAGGTACTCCAGTTGGTTGGGGTAGAGCCAGAGATATCGTAGCAGGACGTTCAATGTCACTTAGCGTAGTAAAAAGAATGTATTCATTCTTCTCACGCCACGAAGTAGACAAGAAGGGCAAAGACTTTAACAACACAAGCAACCCAAGCAACGGAAGAATTATGTGGGACGCTTGGGGCGGTGACGCTGGCTACAGTTGGTCTCGTGCTATTGCAACTAGAGAAGCAGACAAGGCTTTGTTCGCTGATTTTGGTAAAGATTATTCAGACCAAGGACAACTATCCAAGGCTGGCAGTGTTGGCAGTATGGTTTCCTGGAATTCTTCTGGGGGTACAGCAACAGGAAAGATTGTTAGAATTATTAGAAATGGTAAGTACAATGTTCCTAACTCAGACTTTGTAATAACTGGAACACCAGAAGACCCTGCTGCAGTTATTAGACTTTATCGTGACGGTAAGCCAACAGACACATTAGTTGGACATAAACTTAAGACTCTTAGGAGTAAGTAGTGAGAGAACTGATTCATTTTAGTGCTACATGGTGTCAGCCATGCAAGCAGATGCAGCCAGTGTTAGATAAGTTTCTTAAAGATAATCCTGACATTGTTTATACTAAGTATGATGCTGACGAAGATGTAAGCGTATTCCAGCAACATGAGGTTCGTGGAGTTCCTGCTTTTATTGGCAAGGCGGATGGCAAAGAAATCTTCCACAAAGGAACAGCCACAGAAGCCAGACTTTCTAGTTTATTTAATTAATAATATGGAAGTATGGCTGAGAGGTCTAAGGCACCACATTGCTAACGTGGCGTACTGAAAAGTACCGTAGGTTCGAATCCTACTACTTCCGCTATTGACAAAATCAAAGAGATAAGGTAAAATATATATATGAGTAAACCTGATTGGGCTACACGCCTACAACGCACATTTAAACGCAAGTATGACTTAGGATATGAGAAAGGTCATGCAGATGGCTGGACGGAAGGATTTACCGTGGGCAGCAAGAAAGCACTTGCAGAGCAACGTAAAGTTATGATTGCTGGTATTCAAAAAGATATTGATAAGAACAAACAACACTATAGTCCAGGCACACTAGCAGGACTACAAGCGGCTATTAGCCTAATTAGAAAGATAAGATAATGATTAAAATTGTTAAGGTTGGACCACAGAAGTTTGACGTTCTTGAACGTGACCCAAATGTGGATGGTATGTTGAATGATGGGGCTTATGGATATACCCTAGATAATAAGAATCTTATTGTGATTGCAGAGGGTCTGGGTAATGGCAAGCAACAAATTACATTGCTTCACGAAGTTCTACATGCTATCAGAATGAATAATGATGGTATGCCAAGACCAAATAAAGAAGATGACTTTGAAACTTGGGAGCATTACTTTATTGCTATGTATGAGACTGGACTACTGGCGGTATTGAAAGACAATCCAAAGTTAGTCGAATGGCTAACTAAGTGACCACTAATATTAAGTTGACCATATTGACAATCATTGGTCTTGTTGGTATAATTGTATTTACAATGATACAAAGCCCAACTAACTGTTGGGATAAATATTCTAATAATGAAGTTCAGGCAATCCTGAACTGTGAAGGAAAAAAATAATGGAACACGCACACGAGGGTGAATCCCTTTTTGATACAATCATAGAAATAACTTTTGGAGTTGAGCATATGTTTGCTGAATTCTTTTGGAATGCTATATTTGCACTTGGAGTATATGCATTTGCAAAGGCTAGAACGCTTCGCAAGATTCACAAGTATGTGGACAGCAAGCATGGAGTAGAACACGAGGAGTATTAAAATGAGTTTAGATGCAGAATTTATTAAAGCAGTAGGCATTACATTTGATGAAGCGGAGAAACTGCTTCTTAAAAAGCACAAAGATTACGGACCAAAGAATATTTCTGGCAGTCCAGGAGGAGCATTAAATGGACTTAGAGTACGCATACATGACAAGTTGGCTCGCATTAACCATCTATATGACACTGGTAGTACCCCCGAAAATGAAAGTCTTAGGGATTCTTTTATCGATATGGCAAATTACGCAATTATCGCACTACTCGTTCTAGATGACAAATGGGATAAATAAGGTATAATAGAAGTATGAGCAATCCAACAGAATGGGACATTCAGGGCGGTAATTTCAACAAGCGTGTTGAGTTCCCTGAAACAATTACAGATGAGCCACCTACACAAGTAGTAGTCAAAGTTAAAAAGTCTAACAGGATTAATCCAGACTCTTTACCAGTTCTATATACTGCAATAGCCCTAGTGTCATTGCTTATGATTACATCGTTTACCGTTTCTTTTAGTGGTATCTATGAAGTCTCTGCATGGACAGGGCTACCAGTATTCTTGCAATGGTTGCCAGCACTATTTATAGATGCTGCTATCCTTGCCTATACTATTTCACTTGTAGTCTTTAAGGCTCGTGGAGAAAGTACATGGAGAACATTAGCAGGACTAACAGGCTTTGCTGCTATGTCAGTTGTTGCTAACGTAGCACACACACTCAGTTTCTGGGAAGGTTCTCTTATTGATTATCGTGCATGGATTGGTGTAGCCATTACTGCACTTGCTCCGATTGCTGTTCTATTGGCATCGGAAGAAATTACTAGACTAGCATTTGACAAGGAGTAGCAAATGATTAAAGCACCAGAAGATATTATTATTATCAAAGTAGAAAAGAAAAGTTCGGAGCCAGAGAAGAACGCCAGCGGTCTGCTGATTATTCAAAATGAAATGGACCAGCCTAAGAACATTGGTGTTGCCTTTGCTGTAGGTGAGGGTAGACAACTAAAGAGTGGTGTCCGTGTACCAATGGATGTAAAGGTAGGAGACAAAATCATGTTCAATCCTAACAATGTTATTAAGTTTAAGCATGATGGCGAAGACTACATCTCATTGTTTAGTGCAACTGTTTTGGCAATCCTAGGAGATGAAGATGAATAAAGTATTGCTAATTGTTCCAACAAGGGGCAGACCAGACAAGTCAGTCGAGTTCTATGAAGAGTTTAAGAAGAATTCAACTATCACTGACCTTGTGTTTGGTCTGGATGACGATGATATAGAATATCCAAGAATTGATGGGGTATTATATGAAGTTAATCCAAGGGCAATGATGAATGGAACACTTAACCTTATTGCTAACAAGTATGCAGACCAGTATGAATACATTGCATTCCTTGGAGATGACCACAGAACCAGAACTTATGGATGGGATGCAGAGTTAGTTAATTCTATTAAAGATATTAAGCATGGTATTGCGTATGGTAACGACCTGTTACAAGGAAGAAATTTGCCAACAGCAGTCTTACTTAAGTCTAGCATTGTTAAAACACTTGGCTTTATGGCTCCACCTGCAATGAAACATCTTTATTTAGATAACTTTTGGAAAGATATTGGCAACGAACTGGGTAGTCTAGTCTATAGAGATGATGTTATCATCGAGCATATGCATCCATTTGCTGGTAAGTCAGAATCGGATGAGGGGTATGTTGAAGTGAACAGTTCTGAACTGTATAAGCATGACCAGAAGGCGTTCCAGATTTATTCTGAGACAGAGATGTCAGAAGATTTGGACAGACTAAGGTTAAATTGAAAAAAGTAATTTCCTATTCTTTGTATGGAGACAACCCAAAATATTTGATTGGTGCCATTAAGAATGTTCTCTTGGCACAAAAATATATGCCAGACTGGGAATGTAGATTTTATATTGGGAAAGATGTTCCTAAAATAATAACACACACACTTAACTTGTTTGATAATACTAATTTAATTTACATGACATTTGAAGAACATAGAATCTTTGAAATAGCACATAGATTTTTAGTCTTCTCTGACCCAGAAGTAGATGTAGCAATTGTAAGAGACTTAGATTCTAGAATTAGTGCCAGAGACATCTTAGCGGTTGAAGAATGGCTAGACTCTGGTTTGTCTTTTCATATTATGAAAGACCATAGCGTTGGACATAATTGTTTAATTCCAGGCGGCATGTTTGGTGCTAGGGCTGAAAAAGTTAGAGACACAAAAGAATTACTTATAAAGTTTTTTCAAGAAAATCCATATTATATTTATGGGGTAGACCAAGTATTCTTAGCAGAAGACATCTATCCACTAATAAAGGATGATTGCTTTTATCACACACCATACTTTGAATGTAATCCAACTGGCAGTAGTGTTCAGAAGGACTTTCCTACAGAGAACAGGTATCCACTAAACTATGTTGGTGCTGCCGTAGACGAAGAAGATAACTATGTTTATGCAGTAGACATAAATGCAGCAATTGCAAATAATGGAATAAATAAGTATGAATATGATTTTGACTTATTGGAAAAGAGCGGTAGATGATTAAGAGACTAAGACCAGTGTGGTCAGACGAAGAGTTGGCAAAAGTATATGACCATCAATATAATCACGAACTATGGCAAGACCATGTTGCTCGTATAAAGCAAACAATAGTGTTTGCAATACTAAAGATGCCAAAGGATAACTCTATTAAAACAATTGCAGACCTTTCCGCTGGAGATGGTGCAATCATAAATGCCTTGCCATATGAAAATAAAATCTTGGGAGATTATTATCCTGGCTTTGAGTATTGTGGTAAAATTGAGGATACTATTGAACAGATACCTTCTGTGGATGCCTTTATTCTTTCCGAGACTTTGGAGCATCTAGATAATCCTGGAGAGGTTTTGAAACAGATTAGAAAAAAGACTAGGTATCTTTTATTGTCAACACCAGAGAATAACTGGGGCGATGATAATGAAGAACACTATTGGGCATGGGATAAAGATGGCGTAGAGCAGTTGTTGAAAGACGCTGGCTTTGAGCCATTGGCATTTATGTCTCAAAAAATATGGTATACTCATCAGTATTGGATTTGCAAATGAAAATTTTAATTACAGGACACCGTGGCTTCGTTGGTAAGTATTTCGTAGAGAAATATAAAGACCACGACATAACAGGCGTAGACATCGCTAATGGAATAGATGTTCGTGACTTCTTTAAGACTAATAGAGAGAGTTATGATTTAGTTATTCATCTTGCTGCTATCGTTGGCGGTAGAGCAACAATTGAAGGCAATCCTCTATCAGTAGCAACAGACCTAGCGATAGACTCAGACTTCTTTAATTGGGCATTGATAACAAGACCAGGACGCATTGTGTACTTTAGTTCTAGTGCTGCCTATCCTACAAAGTTCCAAGGTAACGAAGACTGGGTGAGGCTAGAAGAATCAATGATTGATTTAGATAACATTAGCAACCCAGACCTAACCTATGGCTGGAGCAAACTAACTGGAGAGTATCTTGCTAAGTTTGTTCAAGAGGCTGGCATACCTGTTCACATCTTTAGACCGTTCTCTGGCTATGGCACAGACCAGTCGCTAGACTATCCATTCCCTAGTTATATTAAGAGGGCTGTAGACCGCATGGACCCATTTGAAATCTGGGGAGATGGAGAACAGACCAGAGACTTTATCCACATGTCTGATGTCGTTGATGCAGTTGACGAAGCAATTAGGCAGGACATCCAAGGACCAGTAAATCTGGGTTGGGGTCGTAGGACTACGTTCAATGAGTTAGCCAAGATAGTTACTGAAATCGAAGGGTACTCACCAGAATTCAAACATCTACCAGCAGCCCCAGTAGGAGTTCTAAACCGTATAGCCAATCCAACCAAGATGCTATCATTCTATACACCAAAGATTACTTTGGAAGAAGGTATCGAAAGGGCACTAAAGGGAATTGTCTAAGATAGGACTGGTAATACCCTGGAGACCAACTCCAAGTAGATTAAAACCATTACAGGCAGTGCTTGATTGGTATCAAACTAATTTACCAGACATTGAGATATTCTATAGCGACAGACCAGGAGATAGATGGAATGCTGCAGCCAGTCGTAATGATGGTGTAAAAATGGCACAGGAGGCTCACTGTGACGTTGTAATACTTAATGACGCAGATACACTACCCGAAATTGAACCTTTATTAGAAGCAATAGAACAATGCAAAATTGATGGACTTGTTCATAGCCCCTATGACAAATGTAAGTATATAGATATCGAAATGAGTGAACTCTATTATTCTGGCAGAGATATTAAACTACTTAAACATACATTATTTACACCAGCAACAGGTGGTATATGGGTTTGCACACCAGAAACATGGTGGAGTTTGTATGGAATGGATGAAAAGTTTCAGCAGTGGGGACCAGAAGATGCTGTTTTTGATATCTCTCATAGAATAATTAAGGGAGTTCCCTTAGTCCCACATGAAGGATACATCTATTGTCTTGGTCATGTCCCACAAATACATGATGAAGGATTTAATCCAAGCCATAAATTTAATATGGAACTATATAGTTTGTATCTTACTGCAAACACACCAGGAAGAATCAAATGGATAGTCAACACAAAAAACATTTATGAATAAAGGGAGTTATACTTATATTATGAACTGTTCATTGTGTCAGGAACTTTTAGTTCCAATTGTTTACGGATTCCCAACTTACGAGCAGATAATGACTGCTAAAGAAGACAAGGTTGTTTTAGGTGGATTGCCTAGACCTCTTGCTCCAACTCACTTTTGTATTCCTTGTCAGGAAGAGTATCGTCTGGATGGGGACATTCACACACCCAAGTTTTCTCATAATAATTGATAATCTTTTTACAGTTCCAGTGATGTCCTGTCATACAGAAACCACACTTACGCAAGTTGATGCTCTACAATGTGTGAAAGTTTAATCAGATATCCCTTAGATGGGTTAGGTTCAATCTTACATTCAATTGGTCTGCCATTCTTTTCTACAACAGCCTTCAAATCTTCGGTGGTAGTTACGACAACCATGTTCTCAAGAACAAACGCATAATGAGTAGCCTTAGATACACTAAGACCAGACTTCTCCCAGGACTGCGAAGCATTGTACCAACAGTCAGTCTCAATAAATAGATTGCCTGTCTCTTTCCAACGCTTATCACGCTTTACTTCTACTGTCTCAATGGACAGGATGTTGGCAACAGTCTCTTCGCCTTGCTTACCATACTTTAAATCAATATCAAAATCAGAGTTCTTCATCGTCACGGTATCCTAAATCTTCTTCGTCTCTCTCATCTACTAGTTTTGCAAAAAAAGCCAGTAGGGAAACTCCTACAATTACAACAGATAAATTAATTAGTGTTTCAAGCATTTAAGCCCTAACTAGTTTACGTTTGATTGGGTCAAACTTTAGTGGATGCTTCTTAGAAGCCTTACCATTCTGTCTGTTGCTGTTTGTTGCACCTTTTGCTTTAGCCATTATATTTCCTCCTTAATCATTAACATACTTGTAATAGTAGCAGTAATGATTGCTGCAATGGTTTCACTAATAGCCACAACCTTTGGGTCAAAACCTATTGCACTAAATAAAATAAGCAGCGGTAGTTGGGAAGCAATCCATAGTAGCCCCCATGTAATAATGAATGTTAGTCTTTGTCTAGCCATTAGAACCAACCTTTTCCTTCTTCGTCTAATTCTTGCAATGCCTTAAGTAACTTATCAGTCTTCCGTATCTGATATCCCATCTGGATAATGTCAAGACCAGTGACTTCTACTTCATCGCCATTGTCTAACTTAACCACATAGGTGCGGTCAGGGTCAATTACAAAGCGTGTTTTATTAGGCATATCCCCATTATACCACTAAAAGTTCGGTTTGTAAAGCGGTAAAAATCGGTCGGAAATATGAGGTCTAAACGCTTGACAAGCAAGCGAGTTTCCTGTACAATTGATATATAAGGTCCATTAAACGATAGGAACGTATGCAAACCTTTTTACCTTTTAAGCAGTTCGATAAGTCTGCACAAGCCCTAGATAGCAAGAGATTAAATAAACAAGTATTAGAGTCTTATCAGATTCTTAAGGTGTTGTCTAATGATGACCCGAAGGCTGCTTGGCGTAATCATCCTGCTGCTAAGATGTGGCGTAACCACGAGGGTCAACTATGGTTGTATACTATGGCTATGGTTAAGGAAGCGGATATCCGTGGCATTAAGACTGATAAGAACATGGAGAATCTTACTAACCTTAAGGCTGTGGCTGGGGATAACTGGGGGTATTCAGTTCCTCGTTGGTATAAGAATCCATTTGCACTAGAAAGATTAACTACTAGCCATAAGGCTAACCTATATACTAAGGACCCTATATATTACTTCGAGTTCTTTAGTTCGCTAGAAGATAGCAACCCTTGTTGCCCTGAGCGTAGAGAACCTTGTAAGTATTATTGGGTTGCACATGACCCACTATTTAAGGAGGACCATGAAATTACCAAAGTTTATGCAATGGCGAGTTAGGCTAGTTCAGCAAGGATATGATGCTGGATGGAAGCACGGATATGAAGCAGGTATGGTTGAGCAGAAGAACCAGATTATAGATAAGGTTGATAAGTTTATCAAAGAAGTTGATTGGCTTAAAGAAGACCCTTATACTCGTAAAGATATTGTTGAAGCGATTAAGAACCATGAGCCAGAGAAGGAGTTAGTAGGATGGGCAGACTAGCAGATATAGATGCAGAGATGCATGAGTTACCTGATTTTGAGAAGGGTATTCAAGCAGAGAGAGAACGTATTATTACACTGTTAAACACAGTAGCAGATGAGTACTTAGCAGACAAACTGTTGCTTGAATCAGCAATCATTCATAACGCTATTGCTTTTATTAAGGATGGCAAATGATTAAGGTAGAGAACGACATGCTTGTCCTAGACAACACTTTTACTAAGGATGATGTCCAGGCTATTGATGAGTTTGTTAAGATTAATGTAGATAAAGAGCGTAAGCGTATCATACTTATGCTTCAGGAACGTGGTTTAAAGTTAGAAAAAGAAGTCAGTTGTGATGATGGTTGGACTCATGGTAGATATGAAGAAATCCTAGATGTCATTAGACTTATCCAAAATTCGGGGGAACAAAAGAAGCCTTCATAATCCCTAGTATAAAATACACCTAGTAGAAAGAATACACCTAATGAAATTACATAGTTGGAAATACAAGAAACTGATTAATGGCACACGCAAACATAAACTCATAACCGTCAAAGCATGGCTATGGGGTTTTGGTATGTCCTATGAAACAAAGAAGTCTTTAGGTGGATTTACCGTAAATGGTAGAGACCTAAGAGACATCAAAAAGAAGTAGTTGTCCACAGGATATACCCTGATTTTTTATACAAAATAGATGCTTATACACAGAGTTATCCACACCTTTTGATAAGTTATCCACAGGGTTATACACATAGTTATCCACAGATAAATCTTACTGTATATCTTTGATAGCATAGTGGAGGGAAATGGAGTAAAAAGATATGTGTAATGGACCCAATGTATAATAAGCCTCGTAATCATTTTTGCCAAATCCCCCTATCCCCAAACATCCATAGCCCCAAATACCCCTATCATATTTATGCCAATTTGTCAAGCATTTTATCCAAATTGTTATAAAAAATGTATATAAAACTAAACAAATAGATATAAAAATATCATATTTTGGGGAAAATAAATAGCCCTTCGTAATGTCCTGTGTTATATATTATACTAGGGATTCAAGACACTCTTCGTAATACCCTGGCTCTGCCAGCCCCTTCGGGGTATATAAAAAGAATAGACAATATTACCTATAGTAACAATACCTCTTGACAAATAGAGATATATGTGATAAGGGATTTTGGGGAAAAATATTCATCCTTCGTAATGTCAAATAGATTTGTTTAAGATATACATCCATATGCAGATATGCCGATATTGGGGAAAATAATTATACCATCGTAATCCCTATTTGTCAATAGTTGTATTATAACAGTTTGGTAACGTTGGTCGGCACAGAATAGCCCCCATGTCAATAGGGGCATCCTGTTATTCCTGTGGTGGCGAGTTATCAAACAAATCAGTTATACTTTCAAAGCCAGTATCTTTTAGCCTAAGTCCTTCAACAAGCAAATCAAATGCTTCGTCAATAAAACCATTTAGTCTTTCATTGTCATAGTCAATCTTGATGATGTTGTTGGCGATTGAATAAGCAAGTGGCAAGGCTAAGTCGTTGTATTCTATGAAGTCTTTGAACTCAGGGTCTCCCTGATATTGTATCCACAAGTCAGCAAGGATTTCGCAACGCTTCTCTAGTGGAGTGTTAGTATTTTCTGTCATTTAGTTTTTCTCTTTCTTCTTCTGCTGTTTCACTGATGATTGTAAATCTATTATACAGGACACCCCTGACATTGTAGGCTATGTAATACCCCACCATTTCTAAATCTAGTGTGATGTCTGCTAGTCTATCTAAGATTATCTTTGCTAACTTTTCTTCTTTCGTGATTATTCGCTTACGCATTATTTCTCTATTCTCTTGTTCTCATTATACCAAAAATGTTGGGGAAGCACAAGTAGCAAAATACCGCTCATGCTTCCCCTGGTTGACTAGACACAGAAACCCCTAACTGCTCTAGTCATTAGTAGGGAGTGTTCTCAACCCACTAAGTTGTGTAAATCACTAATAGTCTTAACACTGTAGAGACTATCTTGTGATTCGATGTCTATGCTATATGGGTCAGGAAGGTCATCAAGGAAGTCATTGATACCCTGACTAATATCTAGGTCCCTAAGTTCGTCCCTAAAGTCCCACCAATCTAAACCGTATTCCATCTCACTGCGGAGTTCTCGAATCCTTGCAGTCTCTACTACACCGCACTCATACAAGATGCCTGTGTACACCTTGACTACATTGTCTGCATCTAACACATAGATAGCAGGATTAAGAGTGATTGTGTCTGACCACTGGTTGACACCATGCTCGTCATGTCCTAAATCTCTAAACCAAACATTTATATCCCAATACTTTGTCATACGATTCGTTGCTCCAGTTCTTCTAGGGTTGCGTTGTGCCAACTAAGGTTATCATTATACCGCATCTGCTGTGAAATGTCAAGCACATTGGCAATTGCATTCTGCCATCCTTCTTCATACCCTGCATCGTAGTCAGGGTTGTTGTTATACTTATTAATTTTATCTTCCATTAGTCCATACTCCATTCTGTATACATACCATCGCCATCACATGTTTCACAATCTTGTTTACCTTCGCCATCTGCATCTACGCATTCGCACTCTACATACTTGCAGATGGTTACGAAAGGCTCTTCGTCATCTGTCCACGGTATCTCAGTGATGTAGTATTGAATACGATTAGCCAGATGATATCCAGCCACAATGTAAACACCTTCGTCTCCGTCCATCTCAGTCCATACGGTAGAGTGTGGCTGTAGACAAACATATTCTAGTTCGTGACCATAGGTCTCGTAGGAATAGCCATCATTAGTAAAACAGTTAGGCTTAGGTTGATACTTCTTAGCCCATTCGCTTTCAGTTATCTCATTCATCATCTACTACCACTCCTAATAGAAGTTGGTTTATATAATGATAGATGTCTCCAAGTTCTAGGTTTGGAATGTTGTCTATCATATCCATAATGTTATAGAGTTCGTCTACAAGCGTTTCAGGTTTTGCTAGTATTTTTATCATTGGGGTCTCTCTGTTAGAAGTGGAAATCTACTGGCACTAAACAGTATACACTACGATACTGTGGTTTGTCAATAGCATTTAGCAACTTTTTTCTTAGGTAGGAAGTCTTTACTGTGCAGTCGCTAGTGTCAAAGAAACCACTGTCGTAGTTCCAGTAGCCACGCATAATTTTCAGGGCAGATGACAAACTAGATACATTGGCTTCAATCATCTCACCATAGTTTACATCTTGTCCATTACCAAACTTAGTCATAACAGCATTGATAGTGGGGAAGTCAAACTCAGAGAAGTATTCGTTGAACTGACCCAACTGTCTCTGGTCAATCAAGTCTAATGCTTCTAAGAATGAACAAGCATTCTCATCGTTGTAGATAAGGACAGGAACATCTGACCACCTACCACCAACAGAATACCAGTCTGACCAACCACCAATGAAGCCATCTCCATTTGCTTCCATGTCAAGCCAGCCACCTACTTCTTCCTGTGCTAAGGCTGTAAGTTCTTCGTCCGTGTATTCTTCATTCAAATCAAGTTGTAACTCTGTTGCTAGGTATTGCATGGTATGCATGGGGTTATCTCTTTCTCTAGGTTATATATCTATGATACAGGATAGGGTTCCTAAACACAAGACTTTGGGGAAAAATGTTACCACTTCGTAATCTAACAGGATGTTAATTAGTTTACATAATAATTGGGAAAAAAATATCTGCTTCGTAATCACTTATAATGACTAATAATATTATTATGTAAAGTGGTCGGCACAAAACCAGGGTAGTCAGAAATTAATCCAACCACCCTGGTCCCCTATATCCCTATATGTCAGCCAAAACATTTCTAGCAGTCTCAACAAACTCATTGAATTCGTCTTCACGCTTTAGTCTCATCTCTATTAGTTTCAATACTTCTAGAGTAGGCATTTGATTTATACCCTTGACTTTCTTGAAGCCATCAATCATAGACAGGACGATTTCTTTATCTGTCATCTCACGCATCTAGTATCTCCACATCAATCATGTTGTAGACATCATTATACTTGACAGCATTATAAATCATTTCTTCCAAATCACGAGCAACTGTTCCAATTAGTTCTTCGTCAGTCATCTTGAAATCTTCGTAGTCATCTTGCTCACCATCAAAGTCTTCTACCTGACCTAGAAACACATTGTCCTTGTTTACATCAACCATGTATGTAATTTTTGCTACGACCATCTTCTTAGGTTCGTAGTGTTCATCAGTTAGTTCAAGCATACTTCTTCTCCTGCTTCTCCCAGTATTCGTCCTGTGCAATCATGCTATCCAAATCGCTAATGCGACCTTCCAGACATGCAACAGCCCATTTGCTTAGTGATTTAGTTTGTAATTCAAGTTCTAGCATTGCTAGTTCTTCTCTGTGTTCTTCAAGCATCTTCACTCAATTCCTTTTCTACTTCTGCGATTGCTTCTGCTAATTTCTCTGACGCATCTTGAACAAAGTTGTAAAACTCTAAGATGTGATTTAGGTCTTCTTGAACTTCATCAGCAATTCTAGCCCACGCTTCCGTCAGGACATCAGGGTCAGGTTGAACATCTAGGAATTGGGCAGTGTGGTTCTTGTCAAACCAAGTAGCAACAATCTCATCACCACTTCCATAGTATTCGTAGTTGAGATGTGAAAGTAAGTTATCAATCATCATTAGTCATCATCTCCATCTTCATCTTCGTCATCTTCTTCTTGCTCTTCTACTTCAATGCTCTCAACGCTGGAATACTCTAAGACAGCGTCATCACCATAGTAGGCAGACCAAGCCATTTCTTCTGCTTGCTCTTCGCTATCTGCGACAATCTCTCCGTCATAATTTACTTGGACTTTTACATAATAAGTTGGCATTTGTTATCTTTCTGTTAGGGGGTGTTGTGTTTCTATTATAGGGGATACCACTGACATCTAGGACATCATAGACGCTTTTTCAAGCATCTCGTCATAAAGCACCTTAGAATTGTCATAGGCTAGTTTGTCTTCAAGATTGCTCTTTATACTTCTAAGCATTCTCAGGTATGACTGGAACTCTGGACCACTGGTATCGTGCCAACCTCGTTCAGCACTATCCCATAGTTGTCTCTCTAATGCTTCCATACCCCACACGAAAAACTGCCTACGCTGGTAAATCTCTAGGTCGTTTCCGTCAGGGTAGATGTAAGGAGCATTGTCTTCATCATAAACAGGGGTAAGGATAATAGTTTCGTTTTCATTCATAAGTCAAGTATACAGACTACCACTGACATAGTCAATAGATTTGGGGAAAGCGTTATCTCTTCGTAATCGAACTAAATGATTAACTAGTTAGAAATTGCCGACCCAAATTTCCCACTTTGTCAAGTAGGAAATGGTGAGCAGTTTGAAATCATACTCAGGATTGTTTTGCTATACGGAAGCCAAGACCAAGTTCATCAGCCTGTTCTTCTCAGCGTTGATTACAGGGTCAAAGCCAGAAGCAGAAGCGTAAATGCTTTCGTTGTTTGTGCCACGAGCATTACGATACCAGTCTAGGCGTTCTGTTAGAGCATTCAAAGCACCCCAAGCAGTTCCAGAAATAGTGTTGTTGTAATCGCCAACATAGATAGATTGAATTAGGTCAATCTTGTCTGCCCACTTTTTCATAGAACCTTTGCTGTCCTTAGTTGGCATTGGATACGCTTTGAGAACAATCTCATCAAACTTAGCCTGAGTAATTTCTTTGCTAATCATTTCTTTAGCAAGTAAATCAAACTCGTCTAGGTAGTGATTGGCAAGACCTAACGCTTCACGAGCAACAGCAATCTTACCCTCTGCTGTCTGAGTGTGTCTAATCTTGAATGATTGCTTCAAACCCTTTTTACCTTTTAGAGAAGATAGAGCAAGGTTTAGAGTGTTAGCACATACAACACGAACAGGAGTGATAGAAGCCTGAATAGCAATGCTTCCGTCGTGAGATGTGTTTAGTAGCAGGTATGACTTGACAACATCAGACACGCCATTAGGGTCTAGGACAGTTTCTCTTTCCAATGCGATTGAACCGAAAACTTGTCTGCCACCCTTGATTGAACCAGCAGTTTCCCAACGCCCACCACCATCTAGCAAGTTATCGCCAAATGAGAATAGGTCTTCGTTCTGTAATGGAACATAGCGTTCGCCAACGACACCCAAGATGTCTGTTTGTTCTGCGTTGAATGGATTTGTGCGAGAAACAAAAGAGTAGTTTCTGTCGCTAGTGAAACCAGCAGGGACAGCAACATCTTCTAGTCTAACATTCCAGTTGTCTAGACTTGCGAGAGATAGCATTTCTGCGGTAGATACTTCTTCCTGAAACACAGTTCCAAGATTGTGCCAAGCAGGTTGTCTTAGTGAAGCGAAACTTGCCTGACCAGTTGCTTCATTTATTTCTAGTTCGTGAGCCATAGGGACACACCTTTCATTGTTGGATTTATTTGATACTCAATTGTCTCACGATTTCGGGAAAATGTCAAGTGTTTCGTAAACTAATTTTACATTGTTTACCATTTCGTTATGTTTGGGGTCGGCACAAAATAAATCCCCCTGCTACTTTCGGGATTTTACTCCAGACTTCACAGGGGGATTAGCGAAATTATTTTACCTGTCTAGTCGCTACCCCAATTCAGGAAGCAGTTTAGACACTTGCTTAGGTGTTTAGGCGTTAGCCTATGGTTTATAGCAGGTCAAGAACAGAGTTGTATGTGCTTGATGTGATTGTTTCTTGGTCAGTCAGTTTGAGAAGTTTTAGGGTCTTCTCCAACTTTTCCTTTTTTTCCTTGTTCTGCCAAGTGTCAGGGTCGCTAGGCTTCTCTGGCTTTGTGCCAAGTTTAGCAACCAAGTCCTTGCCAAGAGCAATAGACACAGAGCCACGCCAATCGCTGTTGATAGCAATTTTGCCACCCTCAAACTCATACTCGCCATAATCAACAACATTCTTCTTGTTCTTGTTAGCCAAGTCAAGTAGGTTTTCTGTGAAAGAAATAATGTCTTTCTTGTATGCTGATAGCAACTTAGGGTAATCTGTTTCTGCCTTAGCAATTTCTGCTAACTTGTTCTCAATCATCTCTACTACTACTGATGTTGGGAGTTTTACGGATACTGAACGAGCCATAATGTTTTACTACTTTCTATTTGTGGGTTTTGTGTATAAGATAATTATACAGGATAAGGGGGGAATTGTAAATAGGCAGTTTAGACATTTACCCAGATGTTATAGTTCTGTTATGAACTACTTGGCAGTTGTCCATCTAGTTTCGCCATTTACATCTAGACGAATTCGGTATGAACCTGTTGCGTTTTTGATGACTTCCTGAACGATACCAGTGATACCTGCTCGCTGAGTAATGAACTGTGAGCCAACAGTTGGAACGGAAAATGTGGTTTCCATTTTTGCATGGGGGAAAAGTCAAGGGTTTCGTAAAGCATTTCGTAAAGCGTTATCATTCTGTTATTTTTGGGGTCGGCAAAAAACTAGAGCCTAAGCCCTAGCCTTTTCCCATTCATACTGCTCAATAAAAGTTTTAGCAACCAACCAAGCACGATACATTATCTCGTCTTCCTGACCTGTTATGTCCCAACGCAATAGTCTTCCTATTGTGTGTGAGTTTCTTTCTTCTAAGTCTGCTAATACTATTTCGTATGCTTTATCTAATTCCATTATCTTCCTTTGTTAGATTACTATTATACTTGATACCACTGACATTAGACACGGAAATCATTATCTATATGAACAAAGTCGCTATCGTGTAGCCCTGTTTCCTGTCCGTAGATTGAGTATCCTCTTGAAGCCTTTAGACCCCAAGGCTCATTCAGTTCTCTTTGCTCATACAGGTAAGCGTCTGTCTTACACTCTTCGCATTCCTTTATCTCCATGTCATCATAAACCTTTGCACACATGTTGCATTGTACCCATTCGTTATCTGCCATTATGCCTTTGCCCAATCTATCCAGTCCTTACAGACATCACAGCCATCTTCAATGCTTGTCTCTAGGTCGTGTGGGTTGTCTTCAAACCATTCAGCATAACTAGGTCTTAGCCAATCGCTACACTCGTCAAGGTATCCAAAGAAATGGTCATCAAAGTCTTGAACATCAATCACTACTAAACCAGTAGCGTCCCCATAATCTCCGTTAGGTGAAACATAGAAAGGTAGAATAAGGTCAGGGTTTATCATAGGTATCCTTTTTTTAGTTGATACTAAATTATCCCATTATTCAGGAGAAATGTCAAGGGTTTCGTAAGGTGTTTCGTAAATGGTTATGCGTTTGTTATCTGTGCCGACGCAAAAAGATGAGCAGTTTTTATACTTGCTCAGGTATCGCCATGACTTCTTGCGAACATGCCACGACTTGCTGAATTGACGAACCAGCCATTCCGCTAACTAGCATAGAGCCTAGGTATCTAGTTAGAGTTCTATGAGCAGTTTTTACACTTGCTCAGGTGTGTTAGGCAGAAAAGAAAGGGAACTGCCTAAGATGTGATGTTCCAGTCATCTAATTCCCAAGATGAATTATCTAGGTATTCTTCTGCTACGCCTAGTGGGTTCTCTGTGATACCAAAATCACTAGCGAGGCTGTCGTGGTCAAACCCAATAGGAACAGTGAAAGTTGCTGATACCTTGAAAGTCAATTCCATTTCAACTTCTTCTGTTAGCGAGAAACCAAAAATCTCTGCTATCTCTTGTGCTGTATCAAACTCAATCTCACCTGTAATGGTAAGTGCTTCTTTCAACCAGTCTTCAAGTGCTTCAACATTTTTAGTCATCATACCAAGTGCTTCAAATAGGTTCTTGATAGTTTCTTCGTGCTGAACATTTAGGGCTGTTAGTTCTGTAATCTTGTTGTTCAATGCGAACAGAACAGGGTGGTTGCTTGTAGGGTTAGTGTTTTCTTCCATTTGTTTTTCTTCTTTCTTTTGATGTAATACTAGTATAAGGGCTACCACTGACATTTAGGGGACATTTGCGGTGTTTCTTAAACTTGTTATCGTTTCGTTATTTTTGGTCGGCAGTCCTGCACCCCCTTTCGGGGGTAGCAGAATTATTGATTTAGAAAAAATAGCAACAAGGCTAGTCCAATTATTAGTATTATAGTTTCCATACTCTATTGTCCCACACTACTCCTTACAAGTCAACAGGTTCTTCGTCTTCGTGTGTAAAGTATGCGTTAGAGCAGTCAAGACACATACCAAGTTCTTCTGCGTGTATCTCTGCGTTGATTAGTTCTCCACATTCGTTGCAGGGTAGCGTTTTGATAAAGTCAATCTCAAAATTAGCACCCATTGGCTCATCGTGAGATGAACGCCTAGCAGTAAGTTTCTTAGTCTCTTCGTGAAGTGTCCAAGTGATACGGAAGTCTCCGTTGATAGTCAAAATGTTAGAAAGATTATCTAGTGTAGTTTTGGCAGAGCCTTCTAAGTTTTGCCAAGTCATTCCCCTACCATTGATTATGATAAAGTCATCTTCTTCTATCTCGTTTAGTTTCTGCCACTCACCAATAACATAAGCGGTATCTTCTTTTTGCATCTCCCAGCAATCACCATAGCAGTATTCCATTGGCTCGTCTTCGCCAGTTTCTTCATTGTAGTTTAGGCAAGTGCAGTCTGAAGATAGTTCTGCAATTATTAGTTCGCTGTTTATCTGCATAGGGTTTCCTTTTCTTTTGATAGTATAATTATACTTGATACCTCTGACATTAGCAATATTTAGGGAGCGTTTTTAATGTATCGTAACTGAAACGTTACCTTGGCGGTCGGCAACCCCGAAGGGCTAACCTTTACAGGAAGTCAATTATGTCGCCATCAAATCTGGCAGTCTCAAGTTCTTCCATTAGGTCTAAGACATCTATCTCACCTTTGTGAAACTGGTCAAAGATTTCTGTGATGTATTCTTTATCTTCGTTATCCATTTATCTCTCCTTGTTTAGTAATACTATTATACTACTGACCACTGACATTGAAACTATTTACCCTCAATACCCCAGCCAATGATGAGGTTATCTTTGAGCAACTTTTTATAAAACTCACGAGCCTTATCTTTGTGTTCTAGGTCATAGGCGTGTTTCACCTCTGAGCCATCACGATGGGTAATTACAAATACTATTGTTTCTTTCATACCATTCCTTTGTTTGATAGATTTATTATACTACTAACCACTGACATTGGCTAAAACTAGGGCTTGCTCTATTGCATCAACGATGTTGCCTGTAATGCCATACTCATTATCTAGGTCATCTTTTTTAGCAACAATAAACCATGGGTTCATGTGCCAATAGAGTTCTTCGTTACCCTCTGCTTCACCAACTTTGTCATCTGTGTCTAGACCTGCTTTGATAAAGTCTGTGTTTGTGTATAGTCTCTCTCCATTGTAATCAACTCTCATTTCACCACAATGCATTACTGACCACTCACCATCTTCACTACACCACACCTCACCATTTTCATAAAACACATCTAAGGTTTGATTAGGGTCAATACTGTATTTCTCAATAATAGTTTTCTTATCCATTTAGCACACTCTCCATAACATAGTCTTCTAATCCAAAATACTTTACTAGGTCTAACGCTGGAACTCCGTCTTCACCTGTTAGGTCTGGCAGGGTATTCAATGCGATAAGTTGTTCAGGATTTCCGTCATTTACAAAGTCAAGAGCAAATACCATTTCTTCTGCTAACTCTATTAGATTTAGTCTGTTGCCATAAGTAGAACGCAAACCCTTACCAATAAAGATTTGATGTATCTGGTGTTCAAGTGGCAGGTCTGTTATGTCCTGTAAGTGAATAGTTGTTTTCTTAGCCATTAGTTATACTCCTTGATAGCGTTAGTGATGTTGGCTTTGCGACTACCCTTGCGAGTGGCAGGTGTAGCGACAATGTGCTTGTTTAGCAACAGACTTCTAAAAAGTTCTGCTGAGTGTGCGTTGCGTGTTGCCTGAGCAACTTTATTTAGTGGTGGCTTTCTTTTCTTCATAGTCCTATTATACATTACACCACTGACATTGTGGGGATTTCGGGAACCTTTTTTAATGTTCTTAATTAAATCGTTATCTTTGGCTGCCGACCACAACCGCCACCCCGAAGGGTAGCGATTGCTAAAACTAAAATGGCTTTAGTCTTTTTATTTCTTCGTGCTGTTTGTTTGCTAACTGCTGTAATTGGTTGAGCAAATAACTTTGCCAAAATAAATAAACAACAACTGGCACATAGCCTAGCAATAAAATAATTTCCATTAGTTTCCTTCCCAGCAAGCGTCAGCAAACTTGCTAACAATAAATCTGTCGTTGTCTTCTTGGAACATAGAAATAAAATCACTTACTAGGCTCTCAAAAATTCTTTCGCCATCTAATCCCATAGAGAGCAAACCATCTCTACTCTCTGCTAGAATTTCAGCGGTAGCAACATAGTCCTTGCGTGTCATCATTAGTTATCTTCTTTCTCTGCTAGTAGTAGAATTGTGATTAGTTCTTGGCGTTCTGCTGGTGTTAGTTCTACGCCTAACTCCATTGTGTGAGTTGAGCCAAACTCTTTTGTTGGGTTGATTGTGCTGATTGTTAGTTGGAATAGTCCGTTAGAGCCAAAACTAAAACCACCAAATGAGTATCTTTTTTCCATTTTTATTTTCCTATTCTTTTCTTGATGTTATTATTATACAGCCTACCACTGACATTGGTCAATAGCGACACACCTTTTTTGGGAGAATATTTTTCTTATCGTAAATCATTTCGGGCGTGTCGTGGGTCGGCACCCCGAAGGGTGCTGTTAGCAATCTCCAAAGAGACCACTTTCAACAGTTGACCAGTCATCTTCTTCTAGGTCATCTTGGTAGTGAATACC